GTGCGGGAAGGTCACCCGATACGCAGAGCAATCGAGATAGCTAAGGAGGCGCACGTTCCCTACGAGAAGTTGACACCTTTCGAGCGCAACGCCTTTAAACGCTTCTCGGTCTACTACACTTTCCCGCGACATTACATGCCGTGGGCTTGGGCTCGCTTCGCTGAAGACCCGTCCAAGCTGGCCAACATTTCGCACTTCATACGCGACCAGAACCACATCACCACTCAGGAGGGTAAACCTAACCTAGTGGTCGGGGACTACCGTGTGGATCTGGGCCGATTGAACGCTAACTTTGAGGCCGCTGGAATGATGGCCGCATTCGCAGATCGCCTAGCCATGCCAGCGGTCGAGGCGTTCGTCCCCGGCGTTGACGGTTACGACAACCGCAAACTGCGGAGCGTTTACAGCGACGCAGGTCTTACCAATATCGGCGGCATTGCTGGTATGGCTCTAGGTAACAACATCCTCCGCGACCCCGACCGCGATCCACCAGAGAATAGTATCTGGGAGGAGGCTACCCGAATCGCTTGGCCCCTTAAACTGGTCGCGCAGCTTGCGGGTAAGGCCCCGAAGGAGGGGCTCGGTGCGCTAATAACGGGCAGTAAGGACGAGCGCAGCCCCTACGTCGAGTACACCGAGCTAGAATCGTGGTTGACCGATAGTGTCATCGGTACTGGCGCACGCAAGGTACGCGACCAGCACGAACTACTCCGCGCCAACATGGCCTACCGCCGCATAGTCAAGAAGCTCCAGATGCGTGCGGTGGCTACGGAGAGCCCCGAAACGCGCGACCGTCTGCTTGGGCACGTCAAGGAGATCTCCCTCGGGATGCGTCATATCTTCTCTGAATCCAAGCAGAAGGACAAGTGATGAATGACTCCCCCGGCGAAATACTTTTGGCACTAGGCAGATTAGAGGGTAAGGTGGATGCACTTATCTCCCAACAAGTACGTCACCAAAAGCAACTGGATATTTTAGACTCACGCATATGTCGTCTAGAGGGGTCGAAAGCCCTACTTGTCGGTATGTGTACAGCACTAGCAACAGCGGCATCTTATGTCGTTACACTATATAAATGACTAACCCCAACACCAACGAGAAAGGCGTGCTTGCACCCGGCTCTCTATTCAATACTTCCGAAGGGCTACTCAGCGCAGCGTTGACTGGCCTCGTCACCACAGTTGTAACCACCGAAGGCTACAGCGAGAACCTCAAGATGGTAGCCATCGGGGGCCTCGCCTTCGCCGTCGCCGTCTACATCGCCGCCCGTGCTATGGTGAAACGTTATGCGTAACTACATCCTTGCCCTACTAATCACCACTACACTTAGTTCTTGCGCGCTACTGGACCCGCTGTTTGACGCCCCCGTACAGGTCGTTGACCCAGAGACGGGTGAGCTTGTAGAGGTTCCCCTAGGTGACGTCATCGCAGACAACTCTGAACCCGTGTCAAGTGCCGTCGGCTCCGCCATCGGAGCTTTAAACCCCGTCCTTGGCCTCATGGCCGCAGGCGCACTAGGTACCCTGCTTGCCGGAGCCCGAAGAAAAAAGAAACAACCAAACGCTTGAGCCCGGTTACAGGGGTTACATCGCTGGTGTGCTTGACTGCGACGGAGCAATCTGGATCGCGTCGGGCAAGTACAAGGGTGCGCCCAAGTACGCCCTACGCATCTCTGTCTCCAACACCCGATCTGATCTGGTGTACTGGTTCGCTGAGCAGTTCGGGGGCAAGCCCCACTCTTACAAACCCAAGAACCCTAAGCACAAGGAGCAGTTCACCTGGAGTTGCACAGGCACGCGGGCTAGGGACGTAATTAGCTGCTGCCTACCCTACCTTGTGATTAAACGAGCCCAAGCCATCCTTGCCCTGGAGTTCGCCAGTACGCTAGACTTAGGTTTAACCAGCCTACCTAAGTCCCACCAAGCAATGCGTGAGCGCATCCATACAGATATGATTAAGTTAAACAAACGAGGCAACGCATGATTATCCTTGGGGTAGATCCCGGCTACCGCAACCTAGGCTTATCCATCGTCCAGGTGTCCGAGGACGGCAAAGCTGTCATAATCATACACTCTCAGAACATGTCGGTAGGCAAGGCTACTGCACCGATGACCTTCACGAAGTTCCTCTGGCCTGAGCTGGAGCGTTTAAACGAAGAGTATGGACCCATCGACGGTGTGGCCAGCGAGACGCCACCATTTATTATGGGGCAAATCAAAACTACCGCTTTCCTCTGGGCCGTTTCGTCTATCATTGTGGCCTGGTCCCACTCCCGAAAGATCGCCTTCCGCCACGCATCCCCCTTGTCCCTAAAGAAAGCGGTTTGTCGTGCGGTGGGCAAGAAGTGGGATCGGAAGTTCATTCCCAAGAAGCGCGAAGTCAAGGAAGTTGTCAAGTCAATCACGGCTTCTTCTTGTCACTCCTCCCACGAAAGCGATGCGACCTTGGCCGCTATTCTAATGTTCAGTAAGATTATTCCCGATGCTTAAACTCCGCCTACGCAGCCACGCTTCAGCACTACGTTTCCCAGGTGTAGCCATCAACACCTTTGAGGTGCGGTCGATGGATTTAAACGAGCTGCATTGTCCTGTGCGCGATGTGCCTGTCTTTGCAGATGAAATCGCAGAGTCCATTGCGGGGGAGGGCTTAGCTAACCCGGTGATTGTAGTCCGTGGGCCTAGGGAGGATCTAGAGGCAGATATCCGTGCGCGCGGTGGGCGTGGCCAAACGCTACCTAATGATTTTGTAGTCAACTGTGTGTGCGGTGGAACTAACCGTGTGTCAGCGGCCCGTCAGCTAGGCTATACCCATATTGACTGTGTGCTAGTGCCCACCTTTACACTCGCCATGACACTTCAAGACCTACAGAGGAATAGCTATGGAGCAAAAGCAGCCGCAGTCGGAACAGTCTAGCACGGAGTTTAATCGCCTTGAGTCCGTCGAGGAGATGGCCACTCAGCGTTTCGGCTCAGTCGAAGGACTAGCCATTGTCCAGAAGACTACGCTAGAGTTGTCCCACTTCTACGCGGAGAGCTATGGTTTAGACGCCACAGATCCCGAGGTCACCTTGAACACTACGGCCCTGGCATTCGCTAGGCACAAGGAGTTTACGCTCTTGCGCGAAGTCGAGCGCGACCTGTTTAACCGTGTTGTCATTAGCCCCGAGGGCCTGAGCTATGGGCAAGTCTTGTTCAACGTTACACGGACAGGGGCGTACCGGGATGTCTACAGGGAGATTGACCGCCTACACGGTAGGGGTGCAAGCTACTTGAAAGAGCTAAGAGCCCTCTCTAAAGAGCGCACTAGCGACTGAGACTCCGCGAGCTTTAGCGTTAGCTCCTCTACCCTGGGCGCGTCTGAACGCTCCTCTAGGTCTTCAATGCGCGAGCAGAGTTGTTCGATGCGTGAACGCACCTGCGCGCCGAGGAGCGGGTCCAAGGCGTACAGGCGGTCTTGCAAACTAGTAGTGTACTTCAAACCCATCAGGTGTCCTCACGATTACAGCGTCCACTCCTGGGCCGGGTTTAAATACTGGCACAGGGGCAGGGGCTAGGCGGCTACCTAGGTGAACCGCGCAGGCGGCTAGAGTCACGATGGCAATTAGCACGGTGACGAAGAGGTTGCGTTGGAACTTCATGTTAACCCCCAAGGTACGCCTTGAGGCGGACCAGATACCATAGAGCCTTGGCCGTGTCCTCGCAGGCATCACCCTTGAGCCCGAGCCGCCACTGGTATTTAAACGCCGAGCCACGCAGGAAGCCTTGGTACTCCTCTGCGCTGAGCATAGACTTTATAGCGTCAATGCACTCGACGTCCCCGGAAGTGTAGTGCGTTGGGTTGATTGCACTCATTCCGCTTCCTCGCCCTCAAGGTTAGCTTTGGCCCTCTGGTGTAGTAGGGCAAGGGCTACTAGGCCGACCTGAACCAACTCGTAGTCAGTCATGCGGGCCATAGTAGCGGCCAGATCACCCTCAGCGGGTGGGGTTTGCTTTGCAGATTTCTCGGAAGGCGCAGTATCCTGGCTTCCCTCCTCGTCCACAGAAGAAATTGGCTTCGTTGTCATGTCGTATTAAGAACTCCTCTCCAGGGTCGTTGCCCTCTAGTGCCATATCGAGTGCGACCTTGACCCGCTGCGCCTCTTCCTTCAACGCTAGTGGCGTGATGAATCTAGGTAGTAGCGGTTGCGTCAGGGAATCGCGGTTAATCCCAGCAATGATTGCGCCCTTGTCGATAACCCCTAGGGCATCGGCGTAAACAGCAAGCTGTGCCAAGTAGCCAAAACCGTCAGGGTCGTCGCCCCAGATAGTCTTGCCGTGCTTTTTGTAGCTGAACCCACCCATTGTCTTGAAGTCAACAAGCATCTGGTCAGGTGCGCCTTCAGGTAAGTAGGCGGCAGCGACCTCTGGATCCTCTACGGTTATCAGCATATCAACATGACCGTGCTGATTAAACCGGGTGTAATCGTCTGGCCACCATGTAGGTAGATCAACCTCCTTCTCCGTCTCCACTAGGAAGCCACGGGGGATGGCAGATTTAACCGCAGCATAAGACAGTTCGTGCAGCAGGTGGCCGACAGCAAAGGTAGGTCCGATGTTGTCAGGCATACTGCCCCCCGGCTCACCCTGGGCCGAGTAGTATGTCTGCCTTGCACAGGCGATAAACGCCGAGGGCCGTACAACCTGGGTTTCATTGCGCCTGGTCATAGACTCTTTGATGCTGCCGAGTGCGTTGTCTGCGTGCTTGTCTACTAGCACAGGGTCGATGTTCTTTACGCTCATACCGTGCAGCCACAACGCTTTGAGAAAGCGGGACCAGTCAGGGTATTGTTTTGCGGGCTTCGGAAGCCTAGGGGATTTTGTGGGGGCCATTGGATCTAGTTCGGTGTTGGGGGTGCGGGCGTGTTTAAATGAGGGGGCCGAATCAGTATGTCGATTCGACCCCCAACGTAGCAACTTGTCTATCGACTGGGAGTGAAGCGGAACTCCGCCCACTCACCAAAGTCGCCGTCTTCATGGAAGACAGTAACGTTGACAACCTCACCGATAAGATCTCGGGGAGTCTTCGTCAACGCTTCAGTCTTCTCGGGCCACACAGCCTTCATCAACTTGGTGTAAGTCGCCTTCGCATTGAGCGGACGCTTGTAGTTGATAAAGGTACTGAGGTCACCATCAAAGGTGGCGCAGTCGAAGGTGATAAGGAACCGGGCTTCAACACCCTTGTCCTTGGCCTTCTCATGCGGCTCGAAAGCACGCACGTCAATAATGTTGCAAGCCGGGTACGACCCCTCGGGGGTAAGGGACCGTTTGCCCTCGTACTCAGCTTCAGTAATAGTTGCATTAAGCAAACTGTCAGGGTCAAAAGAGTCGGAACTCATATGTCATTCTCCTCTAGTGGCTTTGGGCCACGTTCTAGGTTTCTAAGGACTTCGAGTAAGTTAAGACCGTGATCCGCTGCCAAAGGCTTAGCCTTCAACAACTTCTCTACGGTCCCAGCAAGGGCTTCCTTATCCCTCGGTGGTCTATCTCCCATCTCGTCAAGCACTTCTCT